CACCAGCGCCACCGAAATGTACATTCCTACCAAGTGCCTACTTTATTTTTCTGAGAGCCTTGTTCACGTTTCGACCGTTCTTCACCGCCGCCTTGATATTCTTCCGGTAGACATTCTCGATGAGAGGGACCGCCTTGCGTGCCACGTTGGTCAGGTTCTTGTAGTACTTTTTACGGGACCCGACAATTTTGAGGAGACCAGCGACCCGCTCCGTATTCTTGAGGCCCTTCTCCTTGACCTTCCCCTTGATGGGATTTCTGTGAGAAATTAGACCCTTGTGGATGAACGAGCCTGAAAGGAGAGCCAGGGAGTCCTTGAGCTGGTACCGGAGACGCTGGACCGGGATGCCCATTTTGTACGAAAAAGGGAGGTGGAGCATCTGGCGGCTCGCACCCGGATAGACGGCCAGAGCGGTGTCGACCAGGTCTATGACTTCGTTCCGGCCAGTAACCACCTGGTAGGTGATCACCTGGTAGACGCGTCGTCCAGTACCCGGAACTTGCATACGCGGGTTGTCGTACGGAGACCGGGTGAAGTCCGTCACCTTGAGCCGAGCGTTCACACCCTTGAAGTTACGGTTCAGGTAGCGCACGAAAGCAGACAGATGGGCGGTCATAATCTTGCGCATACTGAACACGTACGACGAGACTTGGGCGTCCGACCGGAGCTTCCGAGGCACGGCGAACGTAAAGTCAAAGTCGGACGTCCGACGAATGAACGGCGCCAGCTTCTGCTTTCGGGTCTGCATGTACAGACGGACAGCCATACCGCCGGTACAGAAGGGCACGAGGCCACCACCGTACGGACGCGTCAGACGGGTAGTGCCCTTGCAAAAGTCAATGAAGATGCGCGGGATGGCCCACTTGAACGACCGGTGCGTCACGACCGGCATACGCGTGTCCTTGCCGACGATGCGCTCGATGCACTGGTACGCGTTGTTGAGCATAATTTCCGAATGAAATGTGCCCGAGTGGAATATGGACTTTTTCTTGGCGGCGTAGTAGCCGTCATAACCTTCTGGTCCCAGGAATTCACGCGACAAATTACCAAAGACGAGCTTGTTAATCTCGGTGTAGCTGAGGCGCTGACCACGGCGCTTGTTTGTCGTCTTGGGGAGCTTGCCTGCATTTTTGACTCCAAATAGGAGCTTGGCCGCAGCGGCCTGTGCACCGACCGTCGTCCCTGTACCCAGTGCGACCCTCAAGAGGTGAATGGTCTCTTCTGAGAGCGTGGGATACTTGCTCTTGATGAGCCGCTCGATGTTCTTGTGCGATAGGTCAAAGAGCCGAAGGGTTTTCTTGACGCGGTACTTGCACACCTTGCCATAGTCCCGGGCGAGCTGAGGGCTATCCGTGAGGTAAAATGCACGCGTGTCTCGGAGCAACACTGAGCACCCGAGGCGCTCAAAGCCTTTGAACAGGATTTTACCCGTCGGCAAAATAGTCTCTGAAAAGACCATTTAGTACTACTTGTAGGCTCACAATTTTTTGTTGACTAATTTCAATGGCTAATAGATATGTCGGCCTCCTCATGAACTCACGGACGCAGGCTCATGCGTTCCACCTGACGACCCCTTCCTTCGCAGAGCACAAGGCTCTCCAGGCGTACTACGAAGGTATAGTCCCTTTGTTAGATTCGTGGGCCGAGGCGTACATGGGCAAGTACGGTCGGCTCAAGAAGATAACAGTGAATAAGCGGGTCGCCAAGGACCCGCGCAAGGCCCGGCTGTACTTCAAGTACTTGTTGGCCAAGGTCCGGTCGATCAAGCTGCCCCGGGGTGACACGTACCTGAAGAATATTCAGGATGAAATTACGGCTCTGATTCGTTCGACACTGTACATGTTAACCTTGAAGTGACCGACCTGTAAACATTCCGTTCCTAGACACCTCGTTGTGGATGAGCGTGAATGGCCACGTGATGGTCACCTTGGCGGCGTCCTTTTCATCTGGTCTCTTGTATTCTCCGTTTTCATCCGTCAAGTACATGGGAAAGTGCGCCAGGCCTACAGAAGGACCCCAGTGACCGAGTTCAATCATTCTCTTGAACAGAAATTGCTCGATATTCTGCGCCTGCCCAAAAGGGATGGAACCAATTTCCATCAAGAATTTGAAAAATGCAGAACCGACGACCGTGTGTCGGTCACTAATTCCAAAATGAAATTCAGAGTTCATGAACCAGACGTGTTCTAGATCGAGCCTGGGGTGGGGTCCGTACCACATATGGTCAGAGCGCGTCAGTACAATCTGGTCCCACTGGGACGGGTCGATGTTGGCTGCCAGGACGTTCCGATGATCGAGCACAACCTGAGCATTGATGCGACCGGGGGCGACTCGGGATTCTGACCATATATTCTTTTGGGCTGCGCGGGTGAAAAGGGAATCCTTGTCGGCGTCCGGACCACACGTGATCAGGTCCGCCCCTAGTTCATCGAGTACGTGACGCTTGAAATGAGGCCACGTCAAGGCGGCACAACGTATTTGACCCAATACACAAACTAGAATTCTCATTGAAAATTAAAGGAAGATGACCTTTAATTTAGAATGGTTCTGATGATCGCCCATAGGGGAAATATGAATGGGCCAAATCCCCGAAATGAAAACAAGCCGTCATACATTAAACAAGCGCTTGATCTCGGCTATGATGTCGAAGTGGACGTATGGCTCGTGGACGGCTACCCGTTTTTAGGGCACGACGACCCAAAGTGGCCCGTTGACGACGCGTTCTTGAAAAAGGAGCGGCTGTGGTGCCACGCCAAGAACAGGGAAGCTCTCGAGTTTCTGGTGGCCACCGGCGCCAACTGCTTCTGGCACGAGGACGACAAGTACACCCTCACATCAAAGGGTGTCATTTGGGCGTACCCCGGTCAGCCAGCCGGACCTCTCGGTGTGCAGGTGATGCCCGAAAGAACCAGAGACGGCCCTGACGAGAACGCTTGGGGTATATGTTCAGATTATGTAATTCTTGAGAAAATTAAGCAAGTCTGCCGGAACGCCTAGACCCCACATCTTCTTACAATCGTTAATCTTGATTTTCTTTCCATCCGTAATAGCTTCGTTATAAATGGGTGCTATGTAGAATTCGCCGTTCGTACGAATGTCCTTGGCGATCATCTGATGGGCGTACTTGACAAAGTCGGAGCCACGGGACCAGAAGTACACACCGGTGTTGGCGTGCGTGCTTATGACGCGTTTCTCAGCCACTTCGCTCACGAATCCATCCTGGTCCAACAGGGCGTAGCTCCATTTCGAGTCGTTCGGGTCAGTCTGTTCGAATGTCGAAATACATCCATCGGCATTCTGACTTTCGTACAAAAACGAGCTCGCGTCCCACTCTAGAAACTGGTCAGAGTTGGCAATCAGAAGGTTCGTGTCATTGTCGATATGCTCAGCAGCCAGTAGTACAGAACACGCCGCGCCTTCCGTCAAGCCTTGAGTCGGTACGATGATGCAGCCGGGAGCGATGCGTTTCAAGAGCTGTTCGAGGTCGTACTTCTCGAGATGCGTGTCACGTACTATGAAGATGTATCTACCGTCTATGTTCAAATTCTCGACCACACGCTCTATCATAGGCTTGCCTTGTACATCGATGAGCGGCTTTGGAAGGACGTAGCCCTCTTGGGCGAAGCGACTCCCGTTTCCAGCCATGGGGATGACGACGTTGATGTTATTTTTCCACCTGATGTCCATTGTGCCCAGACGTACCCTATTGAGGCTCATCGCCTTTATGAGAGCCTTGTCGATCGCCTCGAGGGTCACGTCTCGGCGCGACCCGACGGGCAACACATGAGCACACGCCATGTACGCCGCCTTTTTACCTATCGGAGAGTCCTCAATGATGAGGACCTCCATAGGCCCGACGCCCGCTTCTATAAAACACTTCAAGTAAATCTCAGGTTCGGGTTTGGGACTCTTGACATCTTGGTTCGACATCAAACCGTCGAACAGATCATAGATGCCAAGCGCCTCAAGGAACTTGACCATTGTGGCTCGGATGGAATTCGAGGCGCACCACACCTTGAGTCCCCTCGACTTGAGCTTGAGCAAGAGGGACTTCAGTTCCTGGTCAGGTCCTATACATTTTGGAATTAAATTGACCGTGTTTTCTTGTTTGAGCCTCCAGACCTCTTCATGGGACTCTTTCGGAAGGCCCTTTTCTTCCGTGAGCATATTGAGCTTACGGCTTGTCGACAGTCCATCATATCTCGCAAGGTGCTCCTCGGTACCAATTTTGAATTTTAATTCGAGAGCATCGTTCAGGGCCTGATAGTGAAGATATCTCGAGTCAACCAGCACCCCATCCAAGTCGAAGATGACGAGCTTCATACTAAAATTCTTGACCACTTTTCTAAGTTAAAAAAGACGCGGACTTTATCGTCAGATGAGTCAGTTTGGAGCCGACCACTGGGTCCTGCACAACAACAAGGACCCTGGGTTCTACCTGGACGTGGGATGTCATGACGGTGTCGATATCAGCAACACGTATTTACTAGACAAATCGGGTTGGAAAGGCCTGTGCATTGACCCCTTCCCGCGCAATTTCGACAAGCGCACGGCCACGGTGGTCAAAGCGGTCGTGTATTCGAGCGACGACCACGAGGTTGAATTCGACTACTCGGTAGAGGACCCTGGGTGTTCTGGTATCGACGCCGAGCTTGGAGTCCATCGTGAACGTCTGTTCACGACGACGACCATCCAGAAACACAAGTTCAAGACGCGTACACTCGAGAGCATATTGACGGAGTTCGACGCGCCCCGTAAAATTGAATACATGAACATGGACATCGAGGGTGCCGAGTACGAAGCCCTGCGCGTCTTCCCGTTCGACAAGTGGTCATTCAAAATGATGAGCATCGAGCACAATTACGAAGAGCCAAAAAGGGCGCAAATCCGCAAGCTCCTCGAGTCCAAGGGGTACAAACTCGAGCATTCAGTTCATGTCGATGACTGGTACGTAAACACGAGTTGGGTCAAACCCAAGGTTATCGTGAGCCTTACGAGTATCCCTTCGCGCTTCGACAAGTTGCCCGCAATCGTCGCAGCCTTGACCCAACAGGCCTGTCATGAGATCTGGGTCAACATCCCCCAAAAGTACACACGCTTCCCAGACTGGGACGGTCAGGTCCCGGACCTCACGACCAATTCGAAAGTGAAATTGAACAGGCCCACTGAGGACTGGGGACCAGGTACCAAGTTCATCGGTCCGGCTCTTGCGAGCGACGCTGACCTCATCGTCTATGTAGACGACGACACGGTCTACGACCAGCGTCTGGTCATGAACCTGCTCAAGTGGCATAGGTCCGACCCCACGAGCGCATGGGGTATGAGTGGCTTCAAGTTCGTGGACTATTTCAAGGGTCAGTATCCTCGGAACCATGGCGAACCCCTTGACGTCATCGAGGGGTATGGTGGTGTGATCGTCAAGGCGGAGTGGGTCCGTAATTTCGTTTCAGAATTCAAGGAGCTTCTGGCAGTGACGCCTATGGACGACATCATCGCGAGCAACCTGTTCGCCAAGGCGGGCATAAAACGCAAGACTATTCACACTGCCGAGTTCCACATAGGTATGGCTCTCCAACAGCTCCAGTACGGGTTTGAACCAGACGCGCTTCACGCCGTTGGCCACGTGGCTAATAATGCAAAAATTCTAGAGAATTTCACTTCGCTAGGTAAGAATTACTTTAAAACAACTAGCGACTAAAATGCATATGAACGTGACTACATTCGCAGGCGTTATGCACATCGACCCCGTGGATTGCTGGATCCGCAACCATATGATGGGTTCCGGACGCATGTTCGAAGAGGATCTCATCCGGAACAAACTAGCACCCTATGTTGAAAAGGCTAAATATATAGTAGACGCGGGTGCTAATATCGGGTGCCATACAGTTTCGTACGCAAAGATTAACCCCAACTCCCGTATATGGTCGTTCGAACCCCAGTCTCAAACTTTCGATTTTCTCAAAAAGAATGTAACTGTTAATAATCTCGATGAAAGGGTCAAGATATTTCAGTCAGCATTGTCCCACACGACTGGAAAGGCCCAATTGAAGAGTGAAACTACACAGGCGTTTCCTGGTCAGGGTGTCAACCGTGGTGGGCTGGGTTTGGGAACCGGGGGCGAAGACATCACACAGATGACGCTAGACTCTCTCAATTTGCCTGGTCTAGATTTTATGAAGATTGACGTCGAAGGTGCGGAAGGACTGGTGCTCATGGGTGCAGTCAATACTATCCGAAAGTACAAGCCTGTAATTACATTCGAGCACAACTTTCAACGCGTCGACCCGGCGGCTGTAGGGCTTGATGTCGTTCCGACTCCATTCGAGGTACTGGTAGACCTCGGGTATTCTGTCTTCGTGCATATAGGCGAAAATAATTACATCACAAAGATAGAGGTTTAGGTTAATAATCAACTAAATGATCGTTGATGCGTTCATGTTCTATAATGAGTTCGACGTGCTCGAACTTCGTCTTGAGCTCCTCGACAAGTACGTTGACCGTTTTGTACTTGTCGAGTCGGAGGTGAATCACGTCGGCGGCCCGAAGGAGCTGTTCTTTCAGAACAACAAGGAGCGCTACGCCAAGTGGCTCCCAAAGATTACGCACATAGTCATGACCGCCGAAGAGGCACCCAAGGACCCGAGCCCGTGGGCCCGTGAAAAATATCAGCGCAACTGTATCCTGCGCGGCATTGATGACGTGCCCAATGATGCTCTTGTGCTGATCAGTGACGTGGATGAGATTCCGGACATGGGCAAGGTGCCATTCGAAAAAATGGAACATAGTATAATTTCAGTCCATATGTGGCTTTTCATTTACTCATTGGACTATATCTGCGAGACGGAGCCATGGTTCGGGACGGTTCTCACAACCGCTGATCTTGTCCGTAAATTCGGACCCAACGAATTCCGAGACAACCGCTGGAAGTTTCCCGTCGTGCAAAATGCGGGGTGGCACCTGAGCAGCTTCGGTGATGAGAAGCACGTACTCAACAAGCTCAAGACGTATGCACACGCATTAGACGGCGGCGTGTTGTACACTATGGACAATGTGAAGAAGTGGATCGCCGAGGGAAAGTTCATGGATGGTAAAACTGACCTGATTCCACGTCCATCCTCGGTTCCTCTACCCGAATCTGTCGAAGTTCTTCGACGGCTAAATCTTGGGACCTTCCCATGAAGCGGCACTTGAGCCGAAGGAGGGACCGTATCTCTTCAATGTCTAAAAATTTAAAAAACCGCCGTTTCACACGGATATTATCAAACTGACCCGTCTGCTGATCGACAAGGCCTTGGCAGACGGGCCACGTCACCTCGCGCAGTTCCGCAAGTTCAGCCTCGAGGTTATCGAGACGCCGAAAGATGTGCTTGTAGACGTCTTCCATTTAATAAAGCCACGAGCCTTTTCCTTAACATACATGGAGTTCGAGACTGACGAAGTAGCCGTCGGCAAGTACACTGTGAGCGTCATCCGTGACGACCAGTACATCGGTGGGTGCTTGCGCCACGGCTACGAGTGGGACGGCTGGATGCGTCAAGACCTCCCGCACCTCGTGAAGCCAGGCATGGACATCCTCGACATCGGCGGCAATATCGGCTGGAACGCCTTGATGTTTTCGGACTACTGCCCGGTACATTGCTTTGAACCACTTTACCATCCGGTCGTGACGCGGAACGTCAGTCAGAACGTGTTGAACAACCCAGTGACGGTGCATTCATACGGGTTGTCGAGTAAGGACTCAACTTTACCAATTTACACTCCTAAAAGAACCACCACCGGGCAGTGCAATTACGGAGGCACTACACTCACGCCTCCTGATATGAAGGACTATGATTTGGCCCATGAAATTCAACTCAAGCGACTTGATGACGTGTACACAGGGAGACCGTGCCTCATCAAGTTGGATGTCGAGCTCCATGAACTCGACGTGATTAAGGGTGGACTAGAGACCATCACTAAATGGAAGCCCGCCATGTATATAGAAATTCTAGAGGGTCCTAAAGATGAAATCACACCCCTCATGAAGGCCTTGGGGTATGTCCGCTACGAGCGCCCCGAGAATAATTACCTCTTCATTTGTCTCCACAATTCCAGTTGATGCAGATGGCCGCACCCAAAGCCAGCAAGACACCCAGCCATTGAATCCAGTGGTCTAATTTCTCTCCAAAAACGTAATACGCCACGAGGGCGCCACCGATGACGATGGCCGCTTCCCACATGATGCACGTCCACATCATCGACTTGGTCGCCAGACTCTTCACCAGAAAGAAGAGGACCGTGGCCCACGCCAAAATACCCAACCCCAAGTGGTGGCCTGAACCATTCTCAGCGTACCACTTGAGATGACTGTTTCCAAAGAGTTCGGCGGCTGTCATAGCCAGTACGTATGCCGCCATCTGGTCCTGCTACTTCCACAGAAAAGAAAAATCTGAAGCCCGGGTATGAGGGACGCCCTTTGGTTCGCATCATGGCTGACCCCTTTCGTGACCCCTCTGAACAGACTCGGACGCGAGGTCGTCCTGCGAATTGTGTTTTCAAATTCACTCGAGTTCAGAGTGGCCCTGTTAAGGGCGTGGTTCGCCTAAATCCCAATGTGGCTCTTCGTGGGTCCCCAACTTCTGGCCGGTATCGGCCAGGTCACCAAGCAGTACTCCGATCTCGTCCCGGACTCTGAGTACTGTCAGCTCGGTCAGCGCCCCAAGCGAGCCGTCTACGATCGTGGGTTCGCATTCGTCCTTCCGATCCAGGACCAGCTCGATCTCTTCGACAGGTACTACAAGCCCTTCTGTACCAACTGGACCATGATGACCGTGTGTGAAACCGAACCGGTCAACGAGTGCTACGGGCTTCTGAGCAGGTACACAGAGATTCACATCCCGAGTGAATTTTCAAGGCAAATTCTTGAGAAGCAATTTTCAACGACCAAGTGGTCTCTCTTGCGCCACTGGTCGGCGACAAAGGTGCCACGCCCACCGGCTCCCACCACCCCCTACGTGTTCTACACGGTCGGGAACATCTTGGACCCGCGCAAGAATATCAAAAAGCTCATCGAGGCGTACCTCCGCTGTGAGTTCAGGGATGCGGCCCACCTCGTCCTCAAGGCGACGTGTGTGGCTCCGGTGGACTGGCGCGTCCCGGGCGTCACCATCATCAACGGCCTGCTGAGTCCCGAGGATCTCGAAAAGGTGCATGACCAGGGTCACTGTTACGTCAATTGCTCACACTCCGAGGGCGTCGGAATGGGGGCTGTTGAGGCGGCTCTGCGCTCCAAACCCGTCGTGATTGCGGACTATGGAGGCCTTAAGGAATACGTCAAGACGCCTTGGGTCGTGCCATGCACAACGGGTCCTATTGGCTTTGACGATTTTCTGTTCAAAAAAGAGCACAACTGGGGTCACCCGGACTCGGTGGTCTTGCAGTCCCACCTCGAGGACTGCTTCCAGAAGAAGGTGACGTCATGGGATCACGCCCATACGCGTGAGCTCATGGACCAGGTTACATGTTGGCCTGGTTGGCACCAATGTAATTCTTGAGCGCGCCGATACCACGACGGGCGTGATTCGCCGCCTTGATGGGCTGGTTTGCCGCGGCGTTGATGGCGGCGGTCGTGAAGTGCTTCTGGGCGGTGACCAGGTTATTCTTGAGCTTCTGGGTCAGGTTGGTGGTGTTGAGCGTCTTGTTGATGTTATTGACGCCCGCGTTGAAGGCGTTCGCCGCCTTGGTGTTGGCGGCGTTGACACGCCCAAGGTTGGCCGTGATGTTCTGGCCGGCTGCGAGGTTCTTGTTGCCGGTGTTCGAAGCCGCCAGGGCGTTCGTGCCCGTGATGACGTTACCGACAGCCGCCTTGAGGGGAGCCGGTACAGGTGGCTGCTGATTCATATTACTCTAATTTCAGATTAAAAATCGGGACTGGGGGATTTGGGGCCTTCATGGCCTCCCGACTGGGAGTCGACCCAGTAGTGCGCTCCGTACACGACCAGGGCCACGACTATGGAGCTAGCAAGCAGAAAACTCTTGGTCGAGTTCAGGTACAGGACCGTGTCGTCCACGACCTGGATGCCTGTAGGTTTCTTTATCACGCGCGGGACGAGCCAGACTATGAGGAAGTTGATGGCCAGGGCGGCCCAGACGTAGTTCCAGTTAAAGTCGTGCATTCGTTACACTTGGCCTACATTTTTTCCACGCTGTGCTTCTTGCAGAAGGAGCCGCATGTGGACTTGAAGGTGCAGCGGCGGCCCTCGAGTGTCATCGCGGTGCAGCGGAGCGCGTCGTGCAGGACAGGCTTGGGCTTGCGGCCCGTCTTGTTGGCCACCACCGCCTCTTCGATAGTCGGCTTCTTGTCGGTGATCAGGAGCTTGTGCTTTTTGGCCTCTATTTCTTGGGCGTGTTCGCGCGAGCGCAGCAGGGTGTCGGCCAGCTTTTCAGGGTAGGGGTGGGCCTTGGCCACCGCGTCGTTGTAGAACTGCTGCCAGAGGGGTCCACCCTTGCCTTTAGGGGGGTGCGAGAGCTGCTTTGCGGCCGAGGCCGTGGGAGCTGCTGTGGCGCGGGCCCGCCCTTCCACGGCGGTGCTGAGGGGTGCGCGCCACTGGCTGTAGGTCGGGCGGAGCTTCTGGAGGTCCATGGTTTGGCTTTGGGTGGAATGGGTGTGGTGGTTCGAGACCCTGACGTGGACAGGACACGTTTTTTCAACGACGCAGACGGGCCCTCAGACGGCCTAATAGCGTCTTACTGTTTTTGAAAACTTTATTAAGGTTTTTTGCGTTATTCAAGTTCGCTGCCGCGGCAGCAGCCAGACGATTATTCCGTTCTTGTAGTTTTTTGGCGGCATTTACAATGCGTTTAGCTTCCCTCTCAAGTCTCTCCTTTTCAACACGCGCCTTCATCATCTGTTTGGCCGCGGCGTGTTCTACCCTGATCCAATTGTTTGCGACGCGCACCTCTTCACGTCTCGCGAGCTCATTGTTCCACTCGTTCTGGGTCCAAACGCGCCTGGGCGGCGATGGACTACGCTGAGGTGAGTTTGGGGAACGCCGACGGGCTGGACTCGAATATTTAGAGGGTTTGTATTCTCCAGCGACGACTCGTCTAATATACGAAGGCATATAACTTTATCAATATTTTGTTGTGACTAGGCTTAAAAATTATGAACGCATATTAACCAATGCAGATCTTCGTAAAGACTCTGACCGGCAAGACCATCACACTCGAGGTTGAATCTAGTGACTCAATCGCCAGTGTGAAGGCTAAGATTCAAGACAAGGAGGGCATCCCGCCCGATCAGCAGCGCCTCATTTTCGCAGGCAAGCAACTCGAGGACGACCGGACACTTGCAGACTATAACGTGTCCAAGGAGTCGACTTTGCACCTTGTTTTGAGATTGAGAGGAGGTTTTTAGCAGAAGCAGTCGCACCAGGGTGTCCTGACCTTAATTTCATCAGCAACTTGACCAACCAGGCCCCCGTCAATTAACGCCTTGATACCGTGCATAATTTCGGACGGCACGACATCATACATGTCACCACGACCCATGGAAATTATCATGAGGATTTTTGTGATCAAAATTCGTTCATTCGTGTTTTTGTCACTACACGTCTTCACGATGATTTTTGTCCGACGCACCAGGTCCACAGCAGACAGAGCCGGCTCTTGCTCAAGGCTCCGGATCAGCGCCGCGATGAGGTGCGAATCCATTATTATTTTCGGATATTTTAGTAGAGACTATGGGTATTTGTCCTAAGAAATTCGGTCCTTACTTTTGGGGGACCCTCCACCTGGCGTGTCTTTATTCAGACGACGTCGGTGCAGTCAAGGCGCTCGTCGACAGCTACCTCGGGACGCTCCCGTGTCCGATGTGCCGCGTACACTTTGCGGAGGTTCTCGAGCAGCTTCCCTTCCCGACCGACGGGACCCGTTCGGACATTTTCACCTGGTCGGTCAAGGCTCACAACATAGTCAATGCCCACACCGACAAACCCCAGATGACCGTCGATGACGCCCTGGACTTTTGGACTTCTGGGTGCGGCGAGCCCCTTTTCGATCTGAAATTCTGGGTGATGCTCGTGGTCCTGATCGGTCTCGTCCTTTTTTTGTTCAGAAAAGGTAAGTGATGGCCGGTGGCCTCTTCCCTGGGAAGCCGTTCGAGTTCAACATAAAGTGTGTGATTTTTAGCGCGGTCCTGGCGGGTGGCTATTGGTACCTGCCACCCAAGAGCCTCTGGGTTCTCGTGTTCCTTTTGTGGTTCCCGTACATAGCCATGGCGTGGTATGACTGGAGCTACGACTGTCAGAACAAGCTCCAACCCACGGCCGTGCCCTTCGGTCGCTTGATCTGGCTGCCGTTCAAGCCGCCAGGCTACAAGGAGGCGTTCAATGAGCTCCCTCCCGAAAAGATTGCCGTAATGGACCGTGTCGACCACATCGCAGGGTGGTCCATCGTCATCGCGGCTCTCGGGTATTATCTTCTGCGCAAGAAGTAATGGAGTCGCCGGGCTCGTCGACCGTTTTCTATAACGTCATAAAATACGGCAAGTTTGCCTTGCTCACCGCACTCTTGGTTCTCGCCTTCATAAACGGGCACAAAGAGTACGTCTCGGAACATCCACGCAAGTTCCTCTGGGACTCGTTCCTCGTGGGGGCCACGTCAGCCGCAGCCCTGTCCTACGTGGCTCACGTGCGAGGTCACGACAACCTCATACCGAACATTGCCTTTTTCACATTTTTGCTGTTCTTCGCCTATAACGTCTTCAGAGAGCTGAGCGGGTTCAATGCGGCCACCATGGGTGACGAGAACCTGTCTCAGGGTGAAGCGGCCCAAAAGAAGACCCTTTCGAAACCCGTGTCCTACCTGGCTTTCGGTTTCATATTCGTCATGATCATATTGGCTATTGCTGCTCAGCACGGGCACCCCCAGGGATTTGGCGTGCTCGTGAAGGAGGGTCTCGTGTTTGCGGCGCTCGCAGCCATCGGAGAGGGTGCAGTTGCCTGGAATCACGAGGAGGACTGGGCCGGTATAGGTCTCGCCACGGGCGGGAACTTTGTGCTGTTCTTCGTGGCTCATCTGCTCTTGCAGTTTGGCGGGTTCTATGACCATGTGTTTAGATCATAGTCGCCACCTGCATCTGCAGGTCCGTCCCAAAGTTGCCCGGTACGACATAGGACGGGTGGATGGCCAGAATCTTGAGTTGGCCCTTCTGTGCCAGGTAGCTCATGTAGTGGTCAATTTGCATGCTAATTTCATCTTCGCGCAGGTTGATGAGTTTCTGGGCACCTTGCTGACTCACCATATAGCCGTGGAGCCCCCAAAAGTACTGGACGTTCGTATAGTCGTTCGTGACCGGTACGCACTTCTTGCACCAATGGCCGAGTAGGATAATGTCCCAATCAAGTGGGTACGTTCCATCCGGCTCGACTATTGACTGTACTTTTCGGGAGTAAATTCGTGGATGGATCGTCGCGTCATCCTCAAATATGATGGCGTACGGCAACTTGTCCTCTACAATTTGTTTGAAAATTGCGTAGTGGCTCAAGTAGCAGCCAATCATACCCGGGGTGAGCTGCCCGTCCCCGAGGCGCGTCTTCATTTTCTGAAGGTAATTCATCCCCATCCAAACCTTGGGAGTGACGAACTCGCGAATCTTTTCACCCATGGCCGCACCGTTGATAGCCTCGAAGCGGGTGTACGGACGGGCGGCCAGGTCGGAGCGCTTGTATTGGCGATCAAAATTCACCATGCGGTCACGGTTCTTGCTCATGTTGATAACGAAGCATTCAAAATTTGGGGCCAAAATTGGGACGGGCTCCAAGGGCCCTGAAAAAATGAGTACTGCGAGGGCCACGACGACTGACGTCACTACCATCAACAGTACGACTATAATCAAGAGCGTTTCGACTCGCATCTTGTCCTGATATTACAGAAGAAAATAAAGGGTCCGACCTTGATATAGTCAGATGCAACAGTATGAACGGCTCAGTCACGTTGAGCATATCCTCAAGCGACCCGACACCTATGTGGGGTCCCTCGCTCCCGAGTCAGGGTCCCACTGGGTCAGGGGCGACGACGGCCTATTTAGACTTGATACTCTTTCTGTTTCACCTGGGCTAGTCAAGATCTTCGACGAGGTTCTGGTCAACGCCATCGACCAGCACTCTCTGCATCCCAAGAAGGTTTCGAAGATTGAGGTTGTGACGGGCAAGGACTTTGTTTTTGTGCGCAACTACGGCGTCTCCATCCCCATCAAGAAGCACGAGACCGAGAAGGGCACGGATGGCAAGCCGCTCTGGATCCCCGAACTCATCTTTGGGCATCTTTTGACCAGCTCGAACTACAACGACGAGGAGCAACGTGTGACGGGTGGTCGCAACGGCTACGGAGCCAAGTTGGCCAACGTGTTCAGTTCGAAATTTAGTATCAAAATTAGTGACGGTAAGAAGATCTACATGCAAACTTGGACCGACACCATGAGCAAGGTTGAGCCGCCAGACATCGTCACCTCACCAGAAAAGATCTCTCCGTACGTCTCCATCACCTTCTATCCGGACTTGAAGCGCTTCGGTGGTCCGGGTGACTTTCTGAAGCTGGTTGAGAAACGCGTATGGGACACTGCCATGTGGTGTTCAAAGGCCCAGGTCTATTTCAATCAGAAATTGATCGAGGTCAAGAACCTTGAGGAGTACGCCCAGATGCACTTGGGTGACGTGCCGATCGCCAAGATGCACACGGATGCGTTTGACATCGTGGTTGCTCACTCACCGAGTGGAGCGTTTCAGCAGTGCTCATGGGTCAACGGCATCGCCACGACCAAGGGTGGAAGCCACGTCGACAAGATCACCAAGGCGCTCTGTGAGGCGATCGCAGCCGACAAGCGGTGTGCGACGCTCAAGCCGGCTCAGATCAAGGCGTCACTCTTTGTGTTTGTACGGGCGGTGGTCGTCAACCCAACCTTCAGCAGTCAGACCAAGGCGGAATGCACTTCAAAAATTTCGGAAGCCATTGATTTGAAACCAAAATTCGTCAAGGATGTGCTCGCTACGGGTGTCCTCGATGACCTGGTCTCGAAGGGTCTCTCTCTGGTCGAAAAGGAGCTCAAGAAGACAGACGGGTCCAAGAAGTCGCGCGTGTCGGGCATTCCGAAGCTCGACGATGCCAACTGGGCGGGAACGCACCGGAGTCACGAGTGCACACTTATCATCACGGAGGGAGACTCGGCGAAAGCGCTGGCCATTGCCGGTCTGAGCGTTGTAGGCCGCAATGCGTATGGCGTGTTTCCACTCCGGGGCAAGCCGCGCAATGTACGGGATGCGTCTGTAAAACAGGTGACCGACAACGAGGAGTTTTCCAACCTCAAGAAGATCCTCGGGCTCCAGCATGGCAAGGTCTACAATTCGTTGAGAGAATTGCGCTACGGCCGTTTGATGATCATGACTGATGCGGACTTGGACGGCAGTCACATCAAGGGTCTCGTCCTGAATATGTTCCATGTGTACTGGCCACAGTTGATCAATCTGGGATTTGTGGTATCGATGGTCACACCAGTTATCAAGGCTGGTAAGGTGTGGTATTTTACGGAGGAGGAGTACCGGCAGTCGCTTGCGACTGGCATTGGCGAAGCCATCTCTGGAGGGGCCTCGGGGTCAGGGCGACAGTCGGCTGCGCCGACTGGAGTGAAGTACTACAAGGGTCTGGGCACTTCGACAAGCGTAGAAGCCAAAGAGTATTTCAAGCAGATCGATCGGCTCACGGTCGCCTTTGGGGCCGACCCTCACATGAACGAGTCCATGACTCTGGCTTTCGCCAAGGCTCAGGCTGACGACCGCAAGGGGTGGCTGACGGCACACATGGCATCACCACCGGCCGGAGTTCCGTACGGTCATATCAAGGCTCTCTCGGTCACGGACTTTGTTCGGCGGGACATGGCCAACTTTAGCGCCGAGGACATCAAGCGCTCGATTCCACACGTGGCTGACGGGCTGAAACCCTCTCAGCGCAAGGTGATCTACGCGTGCCTCAAGAAGAACCTCACAAGCGACATGAAGGTGGCGCAGCTCGGCGGCTACGTGGCTGAGCAGACGGCCTATCACCACGGCGAGGCGAGCCTGCAGGGCACCATCGTGAACTTGGCTCAGAATTTCGTGGGCGCCAACAACCTCAACCTCCTCGAGCCCTCTGGACAGTTTGGCACGCGCTTGGCAGGTGGCAAGGATGCGGCCAGCGCCCGTTACATCTTCACCCGTCTGACCCCGCTGACCCGTAAGATCTTCGACCCGGCCGACAACTCGGTCCTCGAATACGTCGTGGATGACGGGCAGCAGGTGGAGCCGGTCTGCTACGTGCCCATCGTGCCGATGATCTTGGTGAACGGTGCGGAGGGTATCGGTACCGGCTTCAGTTGCTACGTCCCTCCGTACGACATTGAAATAGTCAAGCACAACATCATGTGCGCTCTGAAGCAGGTGGCTATGGTGCCCATGGTCCCGCACTTCAAGGGGTTCAAGGGTAAGGTGACCAAAACAAAGGACCACACATGGGTGCTCGAAGGCGTGGTGAACGGCGAGGGTTCTCGGCTCCATGTGACTGAGCTACCGCCCGGAAAGTGGATCCAAGATTTCAAGGAGCATCTGGATGACCTGGTCGAGAAGGGAACTATCCAGAAGTTTGAAAACCACTCGACTGAGACGGCGCCCGACTTCCACATCTGGGGCTACACTGGCAACGACCCGATCAAGGAGCTAGGCCTGACCAAGACCATTCACACCTCCAACATGTACCTCATCGGACCGAATGGGGCGGTCAAAAAGTATGAGAGTCCGGAGGAGATCATGGTCGACTACATCGGTCTTAGGCTCGAGGTGTACAAGAAGCGCAAGGCGTGGCTCCTCAAGCAATTCGATTCTGAAATTGGGTGGCTGTCTGAAAAGGCCAGGTTCATCCGAGACGTGGCTGTGACTCCCAAGCTCTCTGTGTTCAACGTACCCTTGGAGCAGATCCATACACAGCTCCGGCGTGAAAAGTACGACGAGGCTCTGTGGCCCAAGCTGCTCGACATCAAGACGTACCAGTACACCAAGGAAGAGGTGAACAAGCTCACAACCTTGGTCGCCAAACGTCAAGGCGAGCGTGCAGCCCTCAAGGCGACGAGTGTGACACAACTGTGGATTAATAATATCACTGAATTACAGTAGGCCCGATGGACACCATATGGGACGTGATGAACAAATATCACATCATCGAATTTGAACAAAGAATTCAGAATAAGGTCCTGTCGGCTATTTTGGGAGACAGACCTGACGCTGCAGCGCCCGCCCCCACGACGGCCGTTCAGGCGATCATGGACGCAGTGGTTCCTGGACCAGCCCCGGCGCCTTCCAAGGTGGCGTTGGTCGAGGAATCCATGAAGACCACGTCAGTCTCCGGCTTTTACAAACCGACTGGCCCCCAAGAACTAACTTTCTATGCCACAACCACCTGGCCCGGGTTTGCTGTCGATAAAGGCTGGAGCATCGTCGGTTTGCCTGGTATCATAGGCAACTTGCGCGTGTCGGCTCCGGCTGAACTGGGGTCAGGTGCCATGGAGACATCTGGGGCGACGAGTGAGCCGTACAATTGGAAATTCACATTCCAGACGGACACGAACCAATACGTAGAGGGTACGACGCACGCTCAAGGCGCCTTCCTTTATCCACCAGGCCAAGACCAGTTCCCGAGTCAGCAGAGGTCAGGGTCCGTCTATGGCTACTACGTGGTTGACTCTGGTCGGGCCACCTTCTTTTTTAGCGCACCGCCACCTGACGGTACGGCCGTCGGGTGGTACCTTGTGGGCCTACCGACCATAGGGCCATCTAAGATTACAGAACTGAATGTTCAGGCGAACGCCTTCACCAGGGTTGACGCATCAAATACGATGGTCTTCGAACCTCTGGACCGCAAGCCTATACCCAACTCGGGTCGGCGTGTTTACGTGAAGGGTGGTGCGGCCATGGTCGTCGAGCCCAAGTTTGTCAGTATTTTTGAGCCGGGTACAATTACCACTTCAAATTTGCGAGACATGCCGCCGGTCGAGATCAACCCGGCTGTCATGGGCGGCAAGCGCACCAAGTACATGCGCGACTTGAACACCGAAATGGACACCAAGCCGAGTGCCCCACTGAATATGATCGAGGTGAAGAATCGTGGGTTCAGCACTGGGTCCGTCTTGGCATTGGCCGCCACCGGCCCCCAAGACGAGTTTATGTCGAATAGGGACTATGGCAAATCGAAATGGAATCCAGAATTCAAACAGCACACAAACTTTGTAATGTATCAACGCGTGATCCCTTTCCCTCCCGCAAGTCCCACGTATCAGAATCAGACTATCCAGCTCGAGCTCCTGCCGACCACCATGGGCCACCTCCTCTCGAACATGTACTTCAAGTGCACCATTCCCCGGCAAGGTACAGGCTACTCCATAAACGAGAACATAGGTAGGGCCCTCATAAAGCAGGTGGATCTTCTCGTGAACGAGACGGTCATCGAGACCTTGTACGACGACTGGTACATCATCCGTGATCAGGTGTTTCTCGATGCCGATGAACAGAAGGGTATGTTTAGCGTGGTCGGTGGCCTGAACTCGAACGTGTCCGTCTCCACATCCAACACCAATATCGACGTTGTCTGTCCGCTCGAGTTTTTCTTCTGCCGCCGTCACTCGCACGCGAACACGGACCGTGAGCGACTTCGCAAGCCCCACTTCCCTCTGTGTGCCATGTGGAACCAGAAACTCTACGTCCGTTTCACGTTCCACCCCGTGTATTGGTGGTCGAACGCCACGACCAACTTTGACATGACCAACCCTCGACTCATCACGGAGGAGATCCTACTGGACAACAAGGAGAAACTGTACTATCAGAATACCCAACTCAGATATATAGTGCCCAAGGTCAAAAAGGAGTCGACGCTCGAGTTTTCGGGTGGCGCACCCCAGCTCCAGCTCACGGCCAACTTTCCTGTCCAAAGTCTGTTCTGGTTCTTTCGTAATAAGAATTATGAGTCTGTCCGGGACGCGTCCGGGGCGCCGAGTGGTCTGTACTACGACACCCGGTACAACTACGGCTACACGACAGACTATATCCAGACGGGTGTGGCCCTCGCTTTCCAGTCGTCAAACAACATCCCGAACAACTACATCGACGTTATCGATAACGCAAAGATTACTTTGAATAACGTCGACATTCTGAGTACCTTCCAGGGGTCCCTGTACTACTCCTTTAAACAGCCTTTGGAGCACGCCCTTTCGGCACCTTCGCGCAATATCTATATGTACTCCTTCGGGTTGACGCCCAAGGAGTACAATCAGGGAGGGTTTTTAGACTTTTCAAAGTTAAATTCGCAGACGAGCACACTGACACTGAACTTCAACCTTGCTTACGCGTCACAGATTACACAGGGATACAATCTGTACCTGTTTTACTATGGGTACACGGTTCTGGACTTCCGGGACGGCTTTGCGCGGTTGCCATTTGCTTGATGAGATACCCTATGATACCGTTGGTGATACACCACTTGATGAAGTTGAGCTGGGCGACGGTCGTCGTCAAGCCCTGAAACTCGATACGTGCCGTACGACAGAACGGGTCGAAGAGCTTTTTGGAGTAGCCGTCGAGGCTTGACTTGTACGCGACGTGGACCGTGAACATCTTGCCGTTCGGGGCCGTGTATGTCACGTGCTGATTTTTGGAATAGTTGGTCACGAACCACTCCAATTTACGAAGTGAAATTCCGGGGCGGCTACTCCGTCCCCCCAGAATTTCATGGAGCTGCGTCCGGTTCTCGGGCACTTCAAAAAACCGCTCGAGGCTCGACAAGAGAACTTCCGATTTGGACATTAAATTAAGTGCGTTCCATTTCTCTAAGAGTCCCAAGGTGCAGGACCTTCGTCATCGTCAGGAACGGAAGCTGGTGGTGCCGGCTCTTCCGGGCCTTGCTTTCGGTGAAACTTACAGAACCCGTTGGCGAGTGGAGTCTTGAGACATCGCCGACCCGACTTGAGGATGCCCTTACAGACCGTCGTGTCGAGGTTGACCGTGTCCTTGATGAGCCTGGACATGGGAATTTCGTACAGCCCTGAAATCACCTCGAGTGCAGTCGCCATGCGTAGCTGCACACGGCGGGTCACCTCATCCTCGATCAAGTCGAGGATCTGCTTCTCCATACTACTACCTAGGTGTTATTGTTTATTGACCTTCGCACCGAACATAGCCAGAAAAGCCTTTCGCGCCGCCACCTCCGACGTGCTCTCAGTCTTGGCCATGAATTTCTTGTCGAAAATCAGGTCGGGACTGACGAGAGGCTCAAGAAGGTCCTGTACCGGCTTTTTGAACTGGTTCGTGAAGTAGTACTGATAGTCGAGCGGTACACTCTTCTCCTTGACCCACCCAGGGTCCTCAGCCTTTTCGTACATCCGGCCAGGTCCGGTCACGATGACGAAAGGGACGCGGTCACCCTGTTGAGGCTCCGAGCCTGGCGCGCGGGCCCGAATCTTGTCCCGGACAGCCACGTGTGGCATAGGCACCTTGTACTCGCTGGCGAGCTGCTTGCTCATCAAGAGTTTCTCGATGGGCACCTTGCCCTGCATGAGGTTCCGAGCAGCGCTCCGAGCCTCTTCGATGACCGGCACAGGGTCGCTCGACTCGAGAATCTGCCCCAAAAGACCCTTGAGCGTCTCGCGGACGAAAGGACAGCTGTCGCGTCTGACCACCTGTAGACCTTTGACGTCAATCTTTTTGAAGCCGACGACACGCGTCCCATCCTCTTTTAGTACGGGCGTCCCGTCCTTGTTCGACTTGCCTTCGTACATCTTGGCAGCGTAGCGTTTCTTCGAGTACAGAAAGTACGGACAGTACACTTTCTCGAGCTCGAGGTCGTTCGGTGCCTTGAAGAGCTTCGTGCAAGCCTCGGCAGCCTCTTCGCCGAGCTTCCACGAGTAGTCGATGGCGTCCTGACCCTTGCGCCCCTCGACGTCAAACTCGACCATCACAGAGTCAGTGTCGCCGTAGCGCACCTTCGCACCTGGAAAGTTGGCCTCGACATAGTTCTTCGTCTCTTCGATCATCTGGCGGCCTCGCATAGTAACTGTGGACGCGATGGCGACACACGGAAGCATACCTTTCGAAGCCCCAGTAAATCCGTAAATTGAGTTCATACTAATCTTGTAGGCCAATTGCTGACCGTTGTAAACCGCCTCCATAGGCGTCCCTTCCGCAGCCGCCATGAGCTTCTTGGCCTTTTTGCGAAACGCCTTGAGGTCCATGAGGATGGTTGGCAGAAGGCTCTGGACCCCTTGCGCAAACCTGTGCGGGCCAAACTGAGCGTACTCGACTCCCGGCAAGTTGTCGTACTTGGCGTCTAGGACGAGCGTCGAGTAACACAGGTTCTCGGCGCACATGATGCTCGGGTACAGACTCGCAAAGTCGAGTGCCGTGATGGGGCCGTAGTACGCGCCCGTCTGAGCCTCGAGCACGGTCGCTCCCTGATAGCCGTCATCAGCACCGCCTGCACCAGGCGCCCCTCCTCGGAACGTCGGGATGATGAAGTTGAGCTGACGCGCCTTGTACGCCATCTGACTGAATACCTTGATCTGCTGACCGCGCTCGCTCAGAAAACTCAGAGGGACCCAACACGCCTTGGCCATCTCAACCTGGTTCTGAATCTGACACAGTTTCTCCATGAGAGCGTGCGGCAGCTCCGTATCCTTGATACAGTACTGGGCCACCTCGCCGAGCCGGACCGGGTCGCCCTCCTTGTACCGGCTGAAAATCTCCTTGACTGGCATATCATTCTTCTGATCTTTCAGAAAGTGCTTTGAGACGTTGTTGAGGCTGTAGCTCTCGAGTTTGTGCTCGCGCTTCACATCCTGAAACAGGTCAAAGACGTACCGGCCCTTCATCGGCGTCATCTTGAGCTCATTGTTGCCGAGGGCGCTCGAGCTCAGGTTCTTGACCGTGACCTCCTCGATCGGACAGTCCTTCAGTCGACCCCAGACCGTGCTTGCACCCGTCCTGGTCGCGCGCATGTGCAGAAACTCGAGGTCAAACCCGAAGATGTTCCAGCCGGTGATAATGTCCGGGTCGATCTTCTGCAGGTACTTCTGGAATGCTTCAAGGAGAGCCGCCTCGGTCTCAAAGCACTCGACGTCCGGTCCTGCAGTCTCCTTCAGACAGAGACACTTGCGGTCCAGAAAGCCCTCTTGACCGAACGCCTTGGTCGTCATACCGATCTGAAAGATGACGTCAGCAGGGTTCCGGGGGTCGGGGAAGGCGCCGGTGCTCGAGTAACACTCAATATCGAAAGACATGATACGAAGAGGCGCGATATCGCTCCGGTCCACAGGACTCACGAACCGCCAGTTTGGTGCCCAGAGATTCACGTCGCATGCTGTCGCCGCGTCAGGTTCACAAATGCCCGGGTCGACCCAGCCAGTCGAGCTCACACCCGAACAGTGCATGAAACGCAGAACAGGGTCGATGTTTGCTTCGTAGACGCGACACCCAGAGAGTTCGGACCACTTTGCGTTGTCGATGCCGTACGCCAAGCTACGCAGAGCCCTGTGCGTCTTGAACTCGCACCGGACAAACTTGGTCAGTGTGCCGTTCTGGAACCCCCACAGGTCCTTGCCATCCTTGACCTCACACGAGACGAGGCCGCGCCACGCATTCTCTTTGATGAACGCCCGGACAGTTTGAGCCGTCGTACGAGGCCCGGGCTTGACGTAAAAGTACGGACAAAAAGGCGTCCCTAGCGAAACCGATTTACCATCTGCAGATCTTCCGAAAATGCGAATGGTAAATTGATCGTCTTGATCTTGACCATCCCAGGCAACAGCCTGGAAGTGGGTCATTCTTGATATTTATAAGCCTTTGGTTCTTAACTAAAAGTTCCATACCGGCAAGGCGGAGAGTCTTTTGAATTCAGCCGCGGTGTAGTACCCAGTAAACTGAGGAAACTGTCTGTTGACGACGTATTTCACCACATTACCACGCTGGGTGGCTAGTTTGCCATTCTTACTGTAAACGTTGGTACCGTTCATCTTGGTGGCACCGACCCACTTTTCACGCGCAGGGCTCTTGCGAGGGCTGGGGGTCTTGCGACGCGGACTGGCACTCTTGGTCTTGCACGACTTTCTGAAACAACCGAGCATTTTAATACTAAAGGATTTTTAAATTCCAGTCGACCCGAATCCTGCCGCGCCGCGCTCCGTCACGAGGCCCGTGCACTCTCCCGGAATCTCGACGACCTCGGCCGTCTCATACTTCTCCAGAATGAGCTGGGCGATGCGGTAACCAGGCCGGATAACGAACGGCTGTACGGCATCGAGGTTCTGCAGGACAACCTTGACCTCACCGGTGTAGTCCGGGTCGATGACGCCCGCCAGCGTGTCCAGACCGTGCTTCACGGCCAGTCCAGAGCGAGGTGCAATACGTCCATAAGTTCCCGGCGGGAGCTGAATTGTGATACCGGTCGAAACGACGACGCGGCGGCCTGGTAGGACAACGTAGCTATCGATACTGAATAGGTCATAACCAGCAGCGCCCGCGGATGAGCGAACTGGGAGAGATGCAGAAGGACTAATCTTGATAACATTGAGCGCCATTATGGGATTTCAACGATCCAACTCTTTAAAGAGAATAATCGCCCATCTATCAAATGGCAGTCAAGTCCCTCTTGCTCGACATCGATGGCGTCATCGTCCGCGACAAGTTGCTTCTGGCGCACGTCAAGGAAAATTGCGTCCGGTACGTCCAGGCGAAGCTTCCGGAGTGCAAGGACCCCCGGAACGTCAATAGGGTCCTGTACTTGACGCATGGGCACACGGCCCGGGGACTGACGCACTCATTCGGAATAGACACGAGCGACTTCAATGACAGCGTCTATGACAAGCGGCTCATGGATCATCTAGCCGAGGTTATCTACACGACTGATTTTCAGGCGGAAGCCAAGGAGATTCACGACTTTACGAAGAAGGGCTGGAACGTGACGCTCTTTTCAAACGCCCCCGAGGTTTGGTGTCGCAGGGTCGCACGGGTCATCGGTGACGACGTCGGACTGGTCTGTCCGGGCCCGCACCTCAAGCCAGAGGCCGCTGCGTATCAGGACTTTTCAAAGGTCCAGACGCACGTCTTCGTCGACGACTCACTCAAGAACCTCGGAACGGCCCGGTGGTTGCCGAACTGGCACCCGGTCCACTTTGACGAGGGTGCTGAGAACGACTCGATCTTGGTCCCGGGAGGGTACAAGCCGTGGTGTCCGACCATAGGCTCCATCTGGGAACTGAGTCTGTTCCTAGACACGGCCGACTTTCTCATGGACCGTCACGAGCCGAGCGACTGTCCGTACCGTTCTAGTGCGTGATTTATTCATTTTCAGCCCGGAGTTCATCCATGGCGGCGTCCAGTTCGTCGTCACCCCACCAGTGCCTTTGGCCGTCTTTATTCTTGAAGAATGCTTCGATGAACGCAGCCTCGTCATTGGCCGCGCGAATCTCCCGGAGGGTTTCCGCTCGTTTGGCGTCAGCCACACGACGCGCCCGGGAAAAGCGCTTGGGTATTTTGAAACCACCCTCGTGCTTCGGAGGCTGGGCGCAGCAGCGAATCGTCAGCATCTTTAGTCTAGAAGGATATTTTGTTTTTAAATAAAGGTCAATGACGTGTTTTGACCAATGGGTTGGGGCATCTCGATCGACCAGGATGAGAATGGTTTCGTGTACTGCTCTGACGCCGGCTTTGAGACTGGTCAGGAGGACTACGAAGGCTACCCACCCTGCAGCTATGACATGATCTGCGATGGTGTGGAGGCTCACCATCGCCAAATTGATTGGGCCCGGGACGAACAGGGACTAGACGCGGCCCGCGCGCAGGCCTGGGAGGCTTTCGCCGACGCCAAAGGTCGCTGGGACGACCTGAACGCCGAGGAGCAGTGGAAAATTCACGGGGAGTGGATGGCTGAGAAGCGCACCGAAATCAAGGCGTGCGTGGTGGACAAGGAGGCTCGCAAAGCGAAAAACAAGGAACTCAAGGCTTTTGACCACGGACCGGTCGTGAAGCTCGAGGACGAGATCAAAGCCCTCGAGGAGCGGCTGACCCGGAAGCGCTGTGAACATGCGGAACTGCGTGCGCCTCTCACGAAACTAGAGGCTGAGTACGCCGAGATTACACAACCGGACCGCGTCAAGAAGGCGCTCCAGGAACTTGTGGACCTTGAGAAGGCATGGGCTCGTGAGCGTTAATATTTTCTGCGCTTAATTTCAAATGAATAATGGGCGTTCGAACGAGAACTTGAGGGAGGAACTTGAAGGGCGGCAGATGGCCCTCATGCACCTCAATATGGTCGGAGGACGGGAGAATTACAAAAATTTCCATCGTACACAGATCACCGCTCTACAGCGCGAGCTTAACCGTCGGGCCAAGGCCAGAGCCGTGGGTCACTGGAAGAAAGTTCGTGGGGGCGCCACTGCTCTGAGTGTAATCGATTACTGGCACAAACGCACACACCGCGCGCCTGGTCCGGGTAACGTGGGTGGTGAGGCGTACAGGCGTATAGCTGGCCTGACGACGTATAGACGCCGAAGCCCGAACAGCAGCCCTCGCCGCCGTAGTCCGAGCCGTAGTCGTAGCCCCCGCCGCCGGAGCCCTAACAAGAGCAGCCCTGGACGTTCTCCTCGGAGAAATTAAAAAGTACTCATAGAGTAATGTACCGCATCAAACATGGATCGGCCGCCAGGCCCGCTCTCAAGCGAAAATACCATGGCGCCGCGTTTCAATTCGTGAGGGGCGTGCTCGCAGATGAGCGTCAATTCAAGCTTTTTCTTGAAGATCGGTGGCGCAACTACATTCTCAAAAATGAAGGGACCCTCAAGGGTTTCGCAATTCTCACACAGCCAAGGGCGTCTGGATCGTGGGTCCTTGATCTGATAGGCACTTCGGCCGAACCGGGTAAGGGCTACGGCAAGGCGCTCATGGCACGGATAAAGGCGAACGCGGCACGCAAAGGAGTCCCTGTAATCTTTATCCATAATCCTGTCATCCGAGCACGTGGTTTCTACGAGAGACTCGGTGCGTCGAATGTGACGAAAGAGGCGAGTAATATGACATCACTTATGCGCTTGCCGGTGAGCCCGAACCGTAAACCGTCTGCTTCACCCACCTCGCGTCGCCGGGCCACTCCTAATATACAAAGATCACCTTCTCACCCGTCTCTAAAGCGGCCCGCATCTTCGTCAGTGTCTTCGCCGCGGCAGTCGCCGAACCGCAAAACGCCCCGCCGCCGGAGCCCGAACAAGCGCAGCCCGGGCCGTTCTCCTCGGCGTTAAATTCTAACCTAAATTAATGAACAACCTGGCCATCCTAGGGCCCAACAAACTTCTCAACAAGAGTCTACGGAAGAATGCCCGTAGACTCGTGCGTGAAACCATAAACCGGAATTGGTTCCGGAACGCTTATAAATTCAGCAACCGACACTATACGGTGACCAACACGTCTGGTCAGTTGGTCGGGTTCGCACTGATCAACCGGAACCATCGGAACCAGAAGGGTGACGTGCGCATTCGGCTCATAGGGACGAACAAGGGGAGGGGAATAGGCAGGGTGCTCATGGAACGCATCATAGACAATGCGCGCCAGAGGGGACTAAAGACGGTGACACTAGAGTCGGTTCCAGAAGCTCGTGGCTTTTATAACAAGCTGGGCTTCAGACCCATAGGCATAGGGCGCAATATGCGGTTCAATATAAGGTGAAAAAAAATATTGCGTCACAGTAATGCCAACTGAAAAAAATCTAATAGAGGCATGGAACCTGAAATACTCCGACGACAACTCCAAGATGACGGAGGTCGTTAACTATATGAGAAAGGTTCCTCCTACATTCAGGAATGATAAATTTCTTGAAAGATACATTGCCACGACGAATAACAGGAGGAGCGTGTATAAAAATAATCCTGAACTTTATAAGTTTTATGGAAACTTGAAAAATGCCCTCCAGAGTAGCGTTGGGCTTTTCGAAAAAAGAAAGACACAGGGCCCCATGGGTATGAACGAGTGGGTAAGAATGCTCAACAATCTGGCGGAGTCGGCTAGTAGAGCAAAGCCAATCGAGATTGAATCACAAGCATTTAATTCTTATAAAGCAGGTTTATACAAGCCTTTACGCAACTACAAGACGAGTGGCGCGTTGCCTAAAAACAAGAGATATGCCTCAAAGGTCGTATCAGCTGCAAAGTTGATGAATGCGTATTTCAATAAGCCATATGGTCAAGGGGGCAAAGGTCTTCCTGCATCCGTGAACAAGTTGTACCGTGGTGTGAATAACAAGTTCCCGGTCCCTGCGAACGGGATGGTGAATAACAAATCCTATAGCTCATGGACGTCAAATAAGAGTGTGGCCAACGCATTTACAAAATCAAATAAGGGTATTATTTTTGTGATGAATAAGAACAAGTTTGGAAACACACCTTTTCAGTGGTTCCAACACTTTGGAGGAAAAGATCCTGAATCTGAATATATATTACCACCTCTCAAATACAGTATTGGTGCGCCTTATGTGCGCAATGGCAGACGGTATGCCAATGTAACGTCTAAAGTTGTGAGAGGAAACAGAACAGGAGCTTCCCGTCAGAAGTCTCCAAACCGTGGGCCTTCATCTTCTAATTCCAATTCAAATAGTAACTCGTCTCCAAACCGCCGGGCTCCCAAACGCAAGGCCCAGAGCCCAAAGCGCGCTGCGCCGAGCCCAAAGCGCGCTGCGCCGAGCCCAAAGCGCGCTGCGCCGAGCCCAAAGCGCGCTGCGCCGGTCACGCGTTCCGTTCGTCGTTAGTATACAAAGATCACCTTCTCGCCCGTCTCTAAAGCGGCCCTCATCTTCGTTACCAACTTCTGCACGGCGTCACGCGGGTAAAACGCCCCGCACTTGAATTCTTCTTCAAAATTGTCCACGTCCTCCTTTGTGATGACCATGGTCTTGTTGCCCCACGCCACCCCCTCTGCAGGGCGCATCCCTACTGCAGCCGCGTCGTCGTACGCCTTGTTAAAATCGGCGCGGGTCGGAAAGGCCTTGTCCTGATAAAGGTTGCCGATCCAACTCAGAATGTCCGGGTCACTGAATTCGCCAAGCTTATTGTGCCACGTAGGCTTGGCGAACTCAAGGAACTTGCGCTTAGGCGCGTACTTGATAGGGACGGTGGCGAACTTGACTAGGGCCATTTTTGGTTGGCCTAGGCTTCTTATGAGAAGCCTTGGGGGTCACAAGACGCGATTTCTTCAAGTATCGCAATCTTCTGACGCATGAGATCTTCGATGGTCCCCATGTCCATCATCGCCAATGTTTTCTTGGCGGAAATAACCGCCTCGAGAAGGTGAATGTGTTGGTTGGAGTATTGACTGTATACGCTTTTCTGAATTTCATCCTCGTCAATTCCGTGAAGACGACATTTGGCCTCTAGTTCAGATACTTGGGCCTTGTGAGCCTCGAGACGCTTCAAGGCCTCCTTGAGGTTGTTCTCGTGCATCTCTCGGATCTTCCCATAGTCCCACTTGTTTTGGGGGATGTTTCGTACATACTTGATGGCTTCATTGACTTGGGCGAGGCGCTCCATTTTAGGTGCTTTTTATGTTTTCGCACGTCCCCTAAGCCGGCCAAGACACGATTTCACAGCGGCCCATCAGCTCAGCCTGGTAGCCACCCTTTTCAATAGCCCTTTGGGCGACGGGCTCCTTGACCTTGAGGGTCGCTTGGTACTTTTCGAGCAACTTGAGGCACTCCTCGTCGCCTCCCCACTCGAGGACCAGTTCCAGAACTGACCATCCATCACAGTCCTCGAAATTGGGGTCGGCACCAATTTCGAGGAGCTGCTTCATAATATCAGCCGTGTGGTAATCGGCACCGTTCCAGCCGTACCAGGCCTTGTCCTTGCACTCTTGGGGCGCGCCCTTGAATGCTTCAGCTAGGGTAGAGACGTCACCATCCTCCCACGCGTTCCAGAAGGTGTGGTAGGATGCCATGTTTGGGTGATTCAGGTGTAATGTCATGAGTCCTTGGGGCTCACACGACGCGTTTTTTCATCCACGGCGCGCAGCTCGCCCGCATAGTAAAGCCCTTGATAGGGCCCAAGAGGCATCTGAGCTTCGAAAACCTTCTCGGAAGGCTGAAAACCTTTTTGTTCGAGGCCCTGACGCACTTTTTGTTTTTAGGGCCCGCCTTGCGACAGTTCTTCATGCCCATTTAAAAATATCAAACATTTTTAAAGTAAGATGGAGGGTTGGATCGCACTGACGCGTTCTGCGACGCTCGGCAAACAGCCGCGCAAGGTGACTCTCTCAGGACGCAACTACGTCGTGTGGCGTAACCAGAATCACGAGGTTCAGATCACGTCGGACGCGTGTCGGCACCGTGGCGCGTCACTCGCGGGTGGCCGGGTGCTCGAGAACGGCTCGGTCGAGTGCCCGTATCACGGATGGCAATACACCGAAAAGAAACTGTGCAAGCCGTGGGGCAACGACTGCGCCGAACTTCTCCAGATTGACTTTGACAAGAAGGATCAGGATGGACTTTTGTGGGTCCGTCCGAAAGGTCTGGAAGGGCCGGACCCTCCCGAGGTGCCTCACGTCACGGATCCCGAGTTCGACACCATGTGGTTCGAGACGACCATCAAGCAGTCGGCCCAGATGATCATCGAGAATGGGATCGACCCGTGTCACGCCTCATGGGTCCATGCGAACCCGCTTGGTTTCGGGACGGCCGGTGAGAAGCCGACGAACGTCGTCCACCGGGGCCATACGATCGAGTTCGACTACGTGCCGAACCGCGAAGCCCTCTCGACCAAGTTGTTCGGGCTGAGCACGACTCACAACTTCCACGCGTTCGTACTCCCGTACACGACGTGGAGTGACGTGGAGGTCCATGGAGACATGGTGCTCATGACGTACGTGACACTGTGCCCCCTCGACGAGTTCACGACCAAGATGTTTGTGGGGTTCAGCCAGAACTTTGGGGTCCCGTCCGCGCTCTTCGTGCTCATGGGCAAGGCGATCGTCGAACAGGACCGTGCTATCCTTGAGAATTTAGATTCGAGCTTTCGGTTCAAGGGTATGAACGGAGAGCACGATGAACTGGTCATCGCGTATCGGGACGCCTTACATAATAGTATTTTCAAGTAGAGAATGATCCCGGTCGACGTGGTCAATAAGGCGCTCTTAGGATGGGCACTTCTGTGCTCTCTTTTCCTGACCGTAGCCGTCAGTACTTCGGCGAGCAATTCTACTACAAAATTCTTCACGTTCGGGCCCAGAGAGGATCTCGTCATCCTTGACGTGAAGATCAACACCGGCGGGCGGTACACTGTGGTCCTTCTGTACACGGTCATAAGCACGGTAGCCCGGACGGTCCTCCAGGAGATTGTGTCTCCGTGGCTCATCCAGACGGTCCAGAACGACAAACCCAAGGATGCCTACGCTCGTCGCTACGCCCAAGAGATTGCGTTCGGCGAAGTCCTTTATCGCTGGTTCGACTGGTTCATGTACATGCACATCCTACTAGCCCAGATAGATATGATGATCATAGAGCTCATAGGGAACATTGTAGCGGTCGCCTACACGACCCGACTGTACATGAAGCCCAAGGATCCCGAGGCCTTGGAGCTCATCTCTGCCGAGCCAACTGCCGTATAGTATTCATGGCCTGATTTTCGGACATTTTTGAAAGGGCGTTTCTCTGTGCGTTCGTCAGACGCAGTTGCAGTTTCGCGAGCGTCTGATAAATCAGAACCTTACCATTGGCGTTGCGGCTCCAAGTGATGCGCGTGTTGTTTGCAGGACCTATACCGTGCACCCGTCTGTGTGCATTGTTTGCCGGAGGTGGTGATGCACGGCGCGGGGACACCCGCTTCGGGGGGCTCGGGGTTTTCTTTCGATGGCTTTCACCTATGAGGTTTATTTTTTGATGGAATACACCCTTCTTGAAGTTGTTGAAATTGGCGCGGGCGCGTTCCATTTCCGCCTCGAGACCTTTGTGCCACGCCGCTTCTTGCGCTCGGGTTATCAACGGACCAGCCAACTTGTGTTTTTTCAGCACATTCGCAATTGCATTTTTACTCACGAGATGGTAGTTGATTGTACGTCCATTCACCCCAAGCTTTGCTTCAAGTCTATTCAGAAGATCTCGCGCCTTGCGCCATTTAGCGCGTGCCACGTCAATTTTTCGCTCCGCCGCATCCAGCAGCAGCCAGTGCAGCCACGAGGGGACGGCACTATACTCGCGGTTGGCTTTCATGTACTCTTTTTCTCCTTTATGTACATTATTTGCAGCCGCCAATAAAGCGCGTTTTTGTACGAGCGTCAGTGGTGGCATAAATTAGGCTGATATTATTTCCGGCTGACCGGCAAAGTGGAACTCAAAGTTACCCCCGTTCTTGTCGAATGTCACGAAATCGTCGAGGCCGCGCCAAACGCCCCTGTGCGACGCGTTCGGCCCATGGAACCACACGTCGCCTTCTGGTTCTATTTCATCGTAAACCTCCCAGCAAAACACGTCGTACGACTCGTCGAAGTTGATGTACAGAAGCTTACGGAGCGCGGGAAAGTATCTGAACGTCGTGGGGGCGATGGGCCACGGGACAAAGTCGGTCTTCGGGAGTCGGCCCGGTGGGACGCCGAGGGCCCGGCGCGTGTCGATGTCGGCAAAGCGCGCCACGCGTTCAACGAGAAACTGAACGTGTGAGTGGTTCGCGGACATCTACCGTGCACCCCTTGGGTACAAAGTCGTACTGCTTTTTAAAAGCCTCCAGATTCTCCGTGTACTGTTTCGATAATGCGAGCCAGACGGCCTCTTGGCACAGCTTGTGATCTATCACACCGTTCAGGGGCTGGCTGCAGTGAACACAGTTCATTACTTACAAAGCGATGCGTTTTTTTAAATATCAAAAGATTCAAAGAGCTCATCGACCGGCGACTTTTTGGAAAGGCCGTCCGGGCCCATGACCTCGGTGAACCACCTGCCTTGTGGTCCGCAGCGCGTCTTGTCGAGGCGGACCGCCTTGGCGTAGTCGTGGTAGACCTTGCCTTGGCTTACGGCCACGATGGAGCGGCCGCACGTCTTGTCACCGTGGTTGTAGTACAGGCAAACCTTGCAGAGGGCCGAGAGGCTCATTTAGAGTTCAAGAGGTCACAGTCTCTAAGACCCACGCCGTTCCGGTCGGGACCCAAGGTCCCTCGTCCGTTCGACGCCACCTCGGGTCCTTGGCGAATATGCCGTTCGACTCGGCGTTCGCGTCGACCCACACGGGCTCCTTGACTTTTGAAAGAACTTTGTTCACGAGTTGGGTCCCGAGGCCCCTGCGCTTCTCCGCGACGCACAGGTCCCCGAGGATCCACCGGTCTCCCCATTTCTGAAGGGTGCACAAGGCCATGACTTTTGCACCCTCCCGAATCATGTATAACCGGTCAAAACACTTGGGGTTCCACAGGCTTTCACCGGCCCCAAAGTTCTGGGCCAAGAGCTCATCCACCGTCCCTGTATAGCTCGAGCGGCTCCCACGTGAAGACGCTAGGCATACCGGTGCAGATACGGACAGCCTCCTCGCGCGTCTCGACATAGACGAGGTTGCACTGTGTTTTGACGTCACGGATGACATAGATGGTCATTTACAGAACTGGCACGGGTTTCTCTAGGCCAAAGATCTTCCGAATCTCGTCCGGTCGAAGCCCCTTGATCGACGCGGCGACTGCCCGAGCACAGTCGTCCAAAAAGGCGTCATAGCCCAAGAAATCAAGCGCATTCATCAAGGGGAAGATCTCACGCGGGTCGTCAAAGTCGGGGACTTGGCCCAAGCGGACCAGCTCGAAGGTGTCGGCATCGACGTTCGGCAAAGGTACCGGACCATCGAGCTCTTCGGCGCACAACTTGAGCGTCGAGCACGCCTCTACAAAGGCTTGGTCGACGCTGAACACGCGGCCGTCATTGGTGACGAGTGTGGGCATTATAGGTTTGGGAAGCTACTGGCTCTAAGCGCGTTTCTTGACGAGGTACAGAATCTCATAGACCGCACCCGAGTTGCCGTTGCGATCCACCATCCGCTTGTAACTTTTCTGGACCTTATTGTACTCGTAGGGCTCAAGCATCTTCTGCCAATTTTCAGCACTAATGATGCCTTCGTCATTGTAAGAGATTAGGATGTACTCTGAAATCTTGAGCGAATCGGCAAGCAGTTCAGTCATCGCTTTCAGAGCCGACGCCTCCTTGCAATAGGCGGACAGGTTCCGTTCGGAACGGTCAGGCATGTGCGTCACGTCCGTCCATTTGTTCGCCTTTTTGTTGGTCGCAATAACATTTAGCAAAAAATACTTGTGACTGTACTGGTGCTGATTATAGGGGGGATCGTAGTAAATCAGGTCAAACGGGCCCTCGAGTTTCTTGACGAGGTCGTTAGTCGACTGGTTATGGCACACCACCTTGCACGGCTCGGAGGACCATACGGGGCACTCGAGGTGGATCGGAGAAGACGCATGCCTCCAATCAGCTTCCGTCTTGCGAAAAGTGCCCACGTTGTTCTTGTCCTTGAAGAATGCTGAAAGGTGCCCCATCGTGTTGGCGTGTGTACTCGCCTGTATCAGAAGCGGACCGAGACACCAGTCAGTCAGCTCATTCTCCACCTTTTTCTCAATGTACTCACGCATGGTATCTATCCGCATGGCATTCTCCCGAGTAAAGAAACAAACCTCACCCGCCTTGGGATTTTCTGTATTCTCGGGCGCATAGTACTTGGTCATGATCCCTTCGACGTACGGGCCCTTTCCAGCCAGCTCATTCATCTTTTCGATGTGCCGGGTGATGGCCACCTGCTGGTCCTTTGTGGGCTGTCGGATATAACAGTTGGCACAGACGTCAGCGTAGAGCTCCAGGTCATTCGTGTGAAGTTCAGACGAATGCATTGAGAGCATACGAGCGACGACACCACTCCCTGTGAAGCCGTCCATCACGACGAGCTTGTCTTTGCCGAGCTTCTCCTTGACGCTCAGGACCTGCTCCTCGATGAAGTCCAGAAGTTTGCGCTTGTTGCCGAGGTACGTCAGCATAGGCTGATGTGTGTATTCCATGTCTTTCTAGACTACGACGTGTTTAACTGGAAACCACCAGTCGATCACGTCGCCCGCGCGCATGACGACGTAGATGATGGCCGACGCGACACGACCAGACATTCGTGAACGATTGTCAAAGATGGCGGCGTACGAAAGGACTTTGAGGTTCGCGGTATCTGTGGGGAGCGCCATGTGGCTTAACGAAATGAGGCGCCAAGTCTCTAAATGGAGAACCTCATCGAACGCATAGCACGCCACGCAGATATAGATGCGAGGCGTGCTATGGGTTTTGGGCCGCGTAGGCTCATCGCGCCAGACCTGGACCTCCCGTTCAGATCAGAACAATACATCGAGTTTAACGAAGGTGTATCGAGATTCATTAAACTCCGAAACGCGCAAATGTATGTGTGTCAGAATGAAATTTCATGGGTTTTTGGTACAGATGACTTCAAGACGAGCCGAAGCTACTCGTATAGGCGAGACGGCCGTGTGAGTCTCTACGCGCTGTTAGTGATGAAACATTCCATACATCCAGACTTTAATGAGGACGGGTCGTTCAAGAGGGCACAGGGTATGGTCCTATGGGCTCCCAACACGGTATGTTAATCCTGAAATGACGGCAGAACTTCTCGTACTCTTTCTGAATCTCTTCAGGTTCCTTGGACGCAAGGTCTTTCTCTGTCCAGTAATTCTTCCATATCTGGCCCATGATGGACTCGGGTTTGAAAAGATATTCTGAACGCTGACCCGTCTTCGAGTCGATCTCGATAGTGGCGCCCTTTGGTACGTCACCATGGAGATCGGGTCTAATTTTGTTTTTTAATTCGAGCCACTCTTTGAGGTCATGGTCGGACATGGCGTCCCCCCAGATCCGCTTAGCCTCGTCGAGGTTCATTTAGTTTATTAATTCACGTACTTCTTATCTTCCTCAACCTGCTTGACGACGCGAGCTACACCCTTGAGCCGGCTTTCGAGGCACCCCAAGAGGACAAAGGTGTAGATGGCGACCGTGCCTACGAAAATGACAAGGCCCTGAAATTCCATTACGAATTA